CGCTTTAAACGAATTCTACAGACAATTCCCTAGAACCGAGGAGCATGCGTTCCGAGACGAAAGTAAAAATAGTATCTTCAACTTAATGAAGATATACGAGCAGATAGATTACAATGAAGGTAGTAGGCATAATGCTCCTATAACTATAGGTAGCTTCCAATGGGAGAATGGTATTAAAGACTCTAAAGTGGTTTTTTATCCAGATCCAAATGGGAGGTTTAAAATTAGTTGGGTACCGCCTACACATCTTCAAAACAAAATTATAACAAACAATGGTATTAAGTTCCCAGGCAATGATCATATTGGGGCGTTTGGCTGTGATAGTTATGATATTAGCGGCACTGTTGATGGCAAGGGATCGAAAGGATCGCTCCACGGATTAACGAAATTCTCTATGGAAGATGCGCCTCCGAGCACATTTTTCTTAGAATATATAGCAAGACCCCAAACCGCAGAGATATTTTTTGAAGATATCCTTATGGCATTAGTGTTCTATGGTATGCCTATATTGGCGGAGAATAATAAACCTAGATTGTTATACCACTTAAGAAGGAGAGGGTACAGAGGATACAGCATGAATAGACCAGATAAAGTTTGGAATAAACTATCTAAGACAGAAAAAGAAATAGGTGGTATACCAAACTCTAGCGAAGATATTAAACAAGCTCACGCAGCAGCTATTGAGATGTACATACAGGGTAACGTAGGTCACTTAGGTGATGGAAACTATGGGACAGTATATTTTAACGAACTGCTAAACGATTGGGCTAGATTTGACATAAATAAGAGAACTAAACACGACGCTTCTATAAGTTCTGGTTTAGCTATTATGGCATGCAATAGAAATCTATATAAACCAAACCCAGATAAATCCTCTACACCTGTAAATTTAAGTATAGCAAAATATAACAATAAGGGGCATATGTCCCAAATAATAAAGTAAAATATGGCTGAGTCAGTACATGTTAATTTTCCTTCTCAAGCGGTCCCTGACTTAGAGAAAATGAGTCCAGAGTATGGGCTTAAAGTGGCTAAAGCTATTGGGCAGGAGTGGTTCAAAGATTCGCACAATAATAGATACACCGCGATAAACCAAAAGTTCCATAACTTAAGGTTATATGCCCGAGGTGAGCAATCTATACAGAAGTATAAGGATGAGTTGTCTATTAATGGCGATTTGTCCTATCTTAATTTAGACTGGAAACCAGTACCTATTATACCTAAGTTTGTGGATATAGTAGTAAACGGTATGTCTGAAAGGATGTTCGAGGTCAAAGCATACTCCCAAGACCAGTTCGGCGTAAGTAAGAGAACTGAGTATATGGAATCTATTATGCGAGACATGGACGCCCAAGTCTATAATGACCAAGCGGCCCAGTTATTTAACGTTGATTTATACGAGAATAAAAAGGAGGAGTTGCCAGATACGCAAGAGGAGTTAGATCTACATATGCAGCTTAACTATAAGCAAGCCGTGGAGATAGCGGAGGAGCAAGCTATAAATGTTCTATTAGATGGAAATAAATACGATCTTACAAGGCGTAGGTTATTATATGATTTAACTGTACTGGGTATAGCGTGTGTTAAAACGAACTTTAATTGGAGCGATGGTGTTACTATAGAGTATGTAGACCCTGCGAACGTAGTCTACTCCCACACAGACTCACCGTACTTTGAAGATATATATTACATAGGTGAAGTTAAAACTATCCCTATAAATGAACTCGCTAGAGAATTCGATCACCTTACTGAGTCAGATTTAGAGGATATATACGCTAACAATAGCAAGCGTGGTAACGTTCAAAGCAGAGATAAAAATAAAGTCCAAGTTTTGTACTTTAATTTTAGAACACATACTAACGACGTGTATAAGATTAAGGAGACTGGAGCAGGTGGAGATAAGGCTATAGAAAAAACAGACGCGTTTAACCCTCCTGTAGGTAAAGAAGGTGGATACGAAAGGTTACAAAGATCTATAGAGTGCATATTTGAAGGCGCTATGATTTTAGGTACCGATAAGTTGCTTAAGTGGCAAAAGGCTGAAAACATGATGCGGTCTAAGAGCGATTTTAATAAGGTTAAAATGAACTACTCTTTAGTTGCGCCTAGAATGTACCAAGGTAAAATAGAGTCTATAGTGAGTAGGATTACTGGGTTTGCAGATACTATTCAGTTAACCCATCTTAAACTACAACAAGTTATGTCTCGCATGGTGCCTGACGGAGTGTACCTTGACGCGGATGGTCTTGCTGAAGTGGATTTGGGTAATGGCACAAACTATAACCCGCAAGAAGCTCTTAATATGTTCTTCCAAACTGGTAGTGTTATAGGTAGGAGTTTCACATCAGAAGGTGATCCAAATCCAGGAAAGATCCCTATACAGCAGATATCTAATGGAGCTGGGCAGAATAAAATTGGTAGTTTAATACAGACATATAACTACTACCTGCAAATGATTCGTGACGTAACTGGGTTAAACGAAGCTAGAGATGCTAGTGTCCCAGATCCTAAATCATTAGTTGGAGTACAAAAGTTAGCGGCAGCAAATTCTAATGTAGCAACTAGACACATATTACTTGGTTCTATGTTTTTAACATCTGAAGTTGCCGAAGCTTTATCTTTACGTATATCCGATATATTAGAGTATTCGCCTACAGCAGACGCGTTCGTTCAAGCTATAGGAGCTCACAATGTGGCTACGCTTAAAGAGATGTCTGAGTTACACCTATACGATTTTGGTATATTCTTGGAATTAGAACCAGATGAAGAGGAGAAACAGATACTAGAGAACAATATACAGACAGCTTTATCTCAACAGTTAATAGATTTAGATGACGCTATAGATATTCGAGAGGTTAAAAACCTAAAACTCGCAAATCAGTTATTAAAGATTAAACGTAGGAAAAAACAAGAACGCGATCAAAAAATCCAACAAGAGAATATGCAAGCCCAAGCGCAGGCTAATGCACAAGCTCAGCAAGCAGCAGCTGATTCTGAGATGCAAAAAAATCAGGCAAAAGCTCAAACAGACCTTCAATTAGAGCAAACCAAGTCGCAATCGAAGCTAACACACCTACAAGAGGAGGTTAGATTAAAGAAAGAGTTAATGGCTTATGAGTTTGAACTTAACCAGCAATTACGCAACCAAGAGCGCCAATCGACTGAAAAGGTGGAGGGCATGAAAGAAGCTGGTAAAGATAAGCGAGAAAATATGAAGCAAACTGCTAAAAAGTTTGAGTCTTCAGGTAATGATATACTAGGAGGCGGAATGGGTTTAGATAAGTTCAACCCGCAGATTGGAAGATAATTAATTATATAATATTTTATTATGGACGAAACAAATAAAGAAGACGTGGCCCAAGAGGTTACTAAAAGTAAAAAAGTTACAAAAGCAAAAATGAAATCTCTAGCCGCAGAGCCTGAGATTCACAAAGTGGATTTAAACAAACCTGTAGAACCTAAACAAGAGGTAGAGGAGAAGGAGGAGGAAATAACAGTAATCAATGAAGATAAAACTGATGTCGAAGAGACAGTTGAAGAAACTGCACAAGAAGAGAACGTTGATGGTGAAGTACCCACGCTTGAAGAGATAACAGACGAAGAAGTTGTCACTGAAGAGGAGGTGGTGGAAGCTGTTGAGTCTGGAAGAGATATCCCAGAGAAAGTTCAGAAGTTATTAGACTTTATGGATGAAACGGGTGGAGATCTTTCGGATTACGTTAAACTTAACAGGGATGTTAAAGATTTAGACGATCAAGATGCTATGCTTGAATACTACAAAAGAACTAAACCTCATTTAGACTCAGAGGAGATCAACTTCCTTATGGAAGATAAGTTTTCTTACGATGAAGACCTAGATGATGAAAAAGATATTAAAAGAAAAAAGTTGGCCCTCAAAGAGCAAGTTGCCGAGGCCAAGACCTATCTAGACGGGCAAAAGTCTAAATACTATGAAGACATCAAAGCTGGAAGTAAGCTCACAAGTGAGCAACAGAAGGCGGTGGAGTTCTTTAATAGATATACCAAGGAGTCAAAGGAAAACCAATCAGCGGCGGAAAAACAAAAAGCCAACTTCACCCAAAAGACTAACCAAGTCTTTAACGATAAATTCAAAGGTTTTGATTTTAAAGTGGGGGATAAAAAGTTTAGGTATAATGTTAAAGATGTAAGCAGTACTAAAGAAACCCAGAGCGACATAAACAATTTCATCGGAAAGTTTCTCGATGAATCCAATTCTATGTCTGACGCTCGTGGGTATCATAAAGGTCTTTTTACAGCTATGAACCCTGATACTGTGGCGCAACATTTCTACGAGCAAGGTAAAGCCGACGCTCTAAAAGAGGGTATTGCGAAAGCCAAAAACATAAACACTACAGCCAGACAATCTCATGGGGAAACAACCGTGGGTGGTTTAAAGTTTAAAGTTCTAGGCAACGATTCTAACGACTTCAAGGTAAGAATTAAAAATAAAAATAAACGCTAAAATTAAGAAAAAATGGCATTTGGATTTAATCCGGGGACTGGTCCTGTAGCAGCCCCAAGCATGCAGACGTTAACGTCCGCATACATAGATTTTACAGCAGCATCTGGTAACAACTGGGCGCAACAATACGTTCCGGATCTTATGGAGAAGGAAGCGGAGATATTCGGGAACCGATCGGTTTCTGGGTTTTTAGAAATGGTTGGAGCTGAAGAGGCTATGACCGCAGACCAAGTTGTTTGGTCTGAGCAAGGTAGATTACATCTATCTGGAAC